AACGTATATTCCACGCTTTTTGCTTTCCTTTTTTGTGGCCAGTACATCAGTGTAAATTACTCTCCACGGGTCGCCTTCCATCACACAACACCCGGTGGTCAGGCCTGCGTCAATTCCCATCACTCTTTTATCCATTACCACGGTATCCTATCAAAGATGAATTCAGCCCATTCCTTCTTTGCATTCAGGAAGGATTTGAATCCATATTTTTCGCACACTTCTATGAAGCAACTCCAACACAGACCTGTCTCTCTTTCAACGACCATCTTGGGTGTTCCTTCCAGGGGCAAGGTCACCAACCAGAGATTGCGTGAGAACACCTCATCAAATCCAGCCATGATTGCCTGGTATTTTGCACTGTCACTCTTCAACTGATTCAGCAGGTATTTGACGGCAGTCTTTTCGCCAACTCCTCTTATGCCTGGAACGTTGTCAGTCTGGCAGCCGGCAATAGCCTTGACAGTGGCCCACTCCTTTGGGTGTATTCCCCACTCTTCAACAAACCCATCCATAGTTATGAGCATGCGGTTCGTTGGCTTATACAGCGATGCCCTATCCACCAGCTGGAGCAGGTCGTGGTCTGCCGAGACTATGACTGGCGGCAACTCTCCATTTTCCTCTGCCCACTCCACGGCTCTGGCTATTAGATCATCACCTTCAAAACCTGTCTTCATCCATATGTTTCTGAATCCAAGATATGGCAGTATCTCAGTGCGCAAAATCTCAAACTGACGATCGGCAGATTCATTGAGCGCCTGCTCTTCCTCTGTGTAGACTTTTGTCTTGCGATTCAGCTTGTAGAATGGGTGGCGGTGAGTGCGCCTGGACTTGCAGCTGTCCCAACAGAACACAAAGTCGCCGTCGTCAAAGTGCTTTGCTAGGAACAACATACGACTCATGAAACCATAGATCACGCCAGTGTCCACACCATAGTGGTTGAGGTCATTGGAGTGCTTGGCGGCATGGCACATATAGTTGCAATCCAGGATGATCATCTGTACTTCCTCTTGCGGTTGAGCCGCAGCGATTCTTCCACAGTCAGCCAAGCAGTCTCTGCAATCTTAAACAGCACATCCTCCAAATCGTTTTCCTCCACGTGACGTATTATTTTATCACGTGTGCCGACAATGTCAAGTTCCTCAGCATCTGCAACCAACGGGCTGGTCTTGGCTTTGCGGGTGGTTGTCCAGTGATCTGTGAATAGAAAGTCCACACAAGATCCAATAGAATCAATGCCATAATCATAATAGATATCAAACCGGCAATCACGGATCTTTCCGGTGATTTTGTTCTTCTTGCATCTGGCCTTGACCCGGCTGCCAATCTGGCGTTCCTTTTTCTTGATCTTGCCGGCTTGGTGGAGCCAGATGATCAGGGCTGCATAGAAGTCCAGAGCCGCCCCACCAGACCTGGTGCGCGGTTCGAACATGTCTCCAATGTTTGCACGGGTCTGGGATATTATCACAAGCAGGCTATTTGTATCTGAAATCAACTCATGCAAATTACGGAACATCTCACTCATAGACTTGGCCTTGCCCATGCCATAGGTGCCTGGTGTTTTCTGGCCGGAAATCTTCTTGCGCCACTTGCCATCTTCATCAGCATCCTTCAGCGCATCAAATGAGTCAAGAATGTATATGCACGGACCTTCCTCAACCGCTGCCAAAAGGTTGCGCTGGAAGTCCTGGACGGTGCTACTGCGCCGGTCGTGTGATGGCTCTTGGATACGTTCCTCCACTCCAGGTCCAAACAGGTATTCCATATCAAACAAATTGATGTCTTCAACGTTGTCGTGAATGAAGGTGTATCCATCCAGTTTTGGGTTGTGGTGAGCATCTGCAAAAATGGTCATCGCAACAAAGGTTTTCCCGGTGGCTTTGTCTCCAACTATGTTCACAAATGTGCCCATTGATCCACCGACATTGGAATGGTCTGAGCACATAAGGTTGAACATGGGCGAACTCAGGCTGATCTCAGCCTTGGGCACCCGGCTGGGGACAACCGGCTTCATGCTCACATCTTCAACCTGCTCAGACAACTTCTTTCTCTTCTTGGTTCGTGCCATTCTATATCTCCATTTTGGTTCTGGTTCTATTTGGTTGGGGTGCCGGGATTCGAACCCGGCTCAACCACCCGGAAGACGCACTTGGTACCAGTGGCTTGGGGGACCCCACTCCAGATGCTGCTACATCTTGGTCTTGGCCTCAAGGCACGGGTCCCACAGGTCGCACTTTTCGCAGACGTCATACTCGTCACAATCAGCGCCCCAATTCAACTCATGCGGACACTCCTGCTTGGCCTGCTTCTTTGCCTTTTTCTTCTTGGGTTTGCGGGCAGGCTTCTCTTCTGGTTCGTCATCTTCCGGTTCCGGCTTCTCACCACTGCCCCCACAGATGCGGCATTTGCGACCCTTGGTGTTCTCACCACTGCCTTCACAGGCGACACACAGGTTGTCGTCGTCTTCCGGTTCCGGCTCTTCCTCTGGGTCTGGGTCGTCCTGTGGCTCCTCATCGCCATAGTCCAGGTCGTCATCGGGATCTGTGGTTGGCTCTGGGGTGTCCTCTCCCAAGAAGATGGCCTCAAGTTCATCTGCTGACTGAACCACCAGAATTGTATCCAGGTCTTGGACATCTTCCAGGAGGTCATCATCCAGGTCATCACGATTGGAGAAGTCAATGCGGTCAGCCTGCAGGAATGACGTCTTGCCGATCTTGGCTTCTGCCATGCGGACATTGATGGTGAAACCATCTTCCATCTCGGCATATCCGTCATAGGTGCCGTCTTGGTCATCCAGTTCCTTTTCCAGCTGCTTGCCGAAGTTGTGATATGAGATCTCCCACAGGAAGATATCGCCATCCACCATCACATTGTACAGAACCCGCTTCTTGGCACGCTGACCCTTGAGTTCCTCTTCGTCGATGCCGCCCTGTCTTTGTGCCTGTTTCAGCGCCCGGCAAATGGGGCAGGGCTTCTTGATCGTCTTGGGGCAGATCACAGCCTTGTCATCTGGGCCGACATTGTAGTGAACCCAGATCACGCGCTCACACCAAAGGTCGCCAACGGGCACCTTCATGTAGTGGCCCTTGACAGAGACCAGATACGGCAGGATGTCAATGTCGTTGGTGCCTTCACTTGGCTCAAAGAATGTTGCGCCCTGTGCGTTGAGGTAGCTGTCAAAGTCCTGTGTCTCCCGGTTCTGGACCTTGTTGTGAATCCGGTCGCGCATCTGTCCCTTCTTGCGATTGCTCTTTGCTTTCTTTCTCATCAGTTATTCCTTTTTTGATTTGCTGGAACTCTAACCAGCTTTTGAGTGCTGCTACCACGCCCATTCGGACAGCCACATACAGCCAGATGGGTGATAGCAAAATAAGTATGATTGCAACTGACCAGCTCACTTGTCCTCCTTTTTTGGTTGACCTATTATTATCTTTTGCCCATCTTCATCTTTACTCTTTCCTTGGTTGCGCTAGTGTCCACTTTCCCATTGGGCTGAGAGAAGTAGGCCATGGAGTAAAGCTGCACCAAGTGCTCCAGTGCGGCTTTGCGATTCTGGAAGGCGAAAACAGCGTTGCGCAATACATCAGCTTCATGCTGGGCGTGTATCTCTTTTTTGCGGGCTGCTATGAACTCCGGCTGTGTGCGCACCCAAGCCTCCTGGATGGCGACAGGTGACTTGCCTGTGATGAGTTCTGGGTTGGCTGCTATCTTGAGCCAAAGCCTTGAGCGGGTGGTCTTTGTGGCTTCTGAGGCACGCTTGGCCTTGGCCTCAGCGTCTGCTGCGGCTTTGGAGTAGGTCATGAGCCTCTGGGGTTGCTCCAACCACTCTTGTTCCAAGTTGCCCTCATCAATGATAAGGTCCAATTCATAATCCAGTTCTTGTCCCATTTTGTAACTCCTAGTATGCTACGTTTTTGGCAATCCAACAGGCCATGGTCAGGCCTGCTTTGCCTGTGTCGAAAAGGTTGTCAGAAAAGCACTCCATCGCATTACAAATACGATTGCCTTCCTGGCTGCTCTTATTACCCAAAAGGCACGCATTCAAATATCCAAGAATTGCCCGGCGTGTCTGCTCTGGATCTGTGTCCAGGTCTTTGAGTAGGTTTGCCACCTGCTTCCAATGACAGGCCTTGTTGGCTATCGCCCGGCAAAGGTCTATGACTTCTGTAGATGATTGCATCTGTCGATCTATTGCAATCGGCATGGCATCTCTATTCAATCCGATGATGGACTCAAGAAGCACAAGTGCCTGGCGTGGCGACCCTTCTGCACCTTCCGCTATAGCTTGGACTACCTCATCAGGCACATCCGCACCTTCTGCCTTCACAACCCTTTTAACTGTGCGGCGCAACTGAGGTGTACTCAGGCTTTTCACTGTGTAAAGAGTGCAGCGGCTTCTGATTGTGGGGATAAGCTTGCCTGGCTCTGTAGTAGCCAATACAATGTACGACTTGGACGGTGTGTCTTCAAGCCCTTTCAGTAGTGCTGTCTGGGCTTCCTTGGTC